GACATATAGGCTCCTTAGTTAGTGTTTGCTGTCAGTCCGACCAGTTACATCAAGTAGAACTGGTCGGAAGGGGGGCTATTCGCCCCCCTCAGAAGGCACCTTAGATGCCTTTTTACCCCCCTTAGAAGAGGAAGAGTTTTGACTCGCTTCCGCTCGCGAAGATTCCTCTTCGACGCGATCTTGTGGAGATCTCTCAGAGGAATCTTGAGGCTTGAGGGCCAAGCCAAGTTCGATAGCTTCATCAGCGTTTTTAGGATTTTCAAAGAATTCGACATATTTCGCAGGATCATTATCAAAGCGAGTACGAATGGCAGCAGGAAGAGAATTAAACGCTTCATCAGCAGCAAGAACAAGATTTAAAGCATCTTGATAGTTATTAACAGTTTGAGTGAAGTCACCAAATTGAGGACGAGATACCTCATCAGGCATCTCTCCAGTACGAAGAAATTTGTTGACAATGGTATTTATATCAGCCTCATCGGCAAACTGTTGTTGAGTAAGAGTAGGCTCTGGGCAGAAAAGTGAGGTGGATTCTGAGAAAGTATCCGCAAGACCATCAAAGGCAGAACGGATGGAGTGATTGTCAATAGATTTATGAAATGAAGTTTTATTAGACATAGAGACTCCTATTAATTGCCTTTAGTTACGAGAGATTTAGCGGAGTGACCAGCACGAAGACCACCAGTTAAAGTATCGATATAACGCCCAATACCTACAGTACGAGGGTGAGAAGCATTCCAATCAGCTTCAGATTTAGCACCCGAGGTATCCTGACGGATTTTATCAGTAGAAGCAGCTGCTTGAGCAGCAGAAGAGGCAGAGAGAATAGCATCGGCATGAGCTTTAGTTTCCAAAGCACGATTAAGCTCAGCTTGAGTAGCAGAATTAACGGTATCCACCTTAGTTTTTTCAGTCTGAGCAGCCATATTTTGAACAGCAGCCGATGTATTACGAGACTGATTAGCAGAAGAAATAGCAGGAGTTATAGCATCCTGCATGACAGCACTGGCGCCCGATGGCGTCGAGGCACCGCCCTGTGAATATGCGAGCATAGGATTAAGGCCAGCAGCTTGCATATCTGCAACCGCACGACGATAAGCAGTATCACTGTTCATCTGTTGAAACGCCATCTGCTGGTTTGCAATATCACGATTAGCAGAGTTAGCGGTAGTTTGTCCAATGAAAGAGCCAGCAGCAGAAATAGCAGTACCAAGAATATCACCGCCACCGAAGACAGAACCGATAGCATCACCAATAGAGGACAAAAAACCCATAAAAATACTCCTTGACACAAGGTTTTGTGTCGATCGCAAGCGCGATCGACACAACATATAGTTTTTAGAAGTGATCGACGAGACCGGGAACAGAGTACATAGGCATAGGACGTGTAACAGTCTGTTCGATTAAGCCATCGAGATAAAAGTTAGACGAATTAGTAGTAGTACCAGTAACAGCAAGAACACGGTCCATAGGAACGTTTTCAGTAATAAACGTAGAGTTAAGAGTTGGAAGCGCAGTGAATTTTTGCGCAATATGCCAGCCATCTAAAGTGCCGGCAGAAGTAGATTTGAAGAGTCCAGTAATTTTTGAGGGCTTATAACGATATTCAGCCCAACGCTCTTGATAACCAAAGATACCAGCATCATTAACAGAACCATCACAATAGATTTCCTTGTTAAGAATAGTCTGCTCACCAAGAGCAGCAAACACAGGAAAATAGAAATCATAACGGGTTGAACGAGACCAGTGGCGGTCGAGACCTTGCTGATAAGTTAAATCACCAGCAACACACATAAGACCAATAATATAACCATGTTCAAGAGCGGAATAAGAGAAACCGTTTTTATTAAGAGCAGTAGCAAAACCGGAAAGCGTAGCAATAGGGGTAGTAGTGCCCGTAACAGTAGTAGAAGAAGTCTGAGCTACGGGATTGACATTAACAGGGGTAGAACCACCACCGATATATTCAGGTCGCTGTAAACGGGCATCAGGAGAAACAACACCGAAATGAGAACGAACAATTTCAGTATAACGAGTACCGCCGCGGGCATCACGTTCAAGAAGTTTTTGAACTTGGAAAGATTGACGCAATTGATTGATAGTTGCGGCGGAAACAACAGACAAATCGGCATACATAGAGCCATTAGGGTCAAGAAACGCATTAGCAGCATTAACCTGAACAAAGCCTGCGGCAGTAGTAGTAACAGTACCAGCAACAGCAGGGTTATCAGTAGCAGACATACGCATATATTGCGTTTTAGTGCCAGTAGGATAATATTTTACAGGAGCATTGCCCGAAAGCGGAAGAAGGACAGCGCCGCCCTTCTGAGGGAAAGGTAAAGCGGAAGTGAAGTAATCCTTCGGCTTGCCTCTCCGAAGCAATACATAATTAGAAGTAGTATCAGGACCATCGCCAAGATCGACAGTGACAGAATTCTGCATATTTTCATCACGAAACCATTCGTTGTAAATAAGGTTATACATACGAAGTGGAAGAGCAGAATGGGAAACAGTGTTACCACCACCGACTTGACCAACGGTCGGCAAGAAGAAGTAATCCTGTAAAGAACCTACAGGATAACCACCAGCAGGAGAAACCTGCTGAGGAATAACATAAGAGATAGAATCACCGGGATTCGCTTGCTCACCCATAAATTTCTTCCAATTCGTCCAAGCTAGACGATTGGGAACAAAGAAATAATAAGTATATAGACGAAGATTATCCATCAAAGGGAAAATAGGAGTAGTCATACGAGCAAATAGCGTATGCTTAGATTTAAAATTATCTCCCGGAAGAACTTCGTCAAGAAGAAAAGGAACGAGAAAACTAGCATTAAAGGTAGTTTTAAGAGCGGCCTCACGGCGCATAGCAGAACGAGGAATATCAGCATCAGGAACCATAGCGAACTGATGTGTTTGTACAGATTTATTACGATGCATGAGACGCTCCCTAAAAAGAATTTCGCCTCGGTTAAGAAACCGAGGCGATCATTGAAGAACTATTGAGGTTGTTGTTGAGACTTTTTGACAGATTTCGCAGTACAAATAGGCTTGGGTTGCTCTAAAAGAGAGAAACCAGCGTTTTCATCATCATAAGTACCAAGCTCAAAGAGCTCAAAATCATCAGAATGATTAAAAAGGTCGTTTTGACCATCACCAGGTGAATTAACCTGGTCAGTGAAGCCGCGAATAGCATGGCCGACATTAACACAATAAAAAGGACGACCATAGAGTTGAGCAGCAGAATCGCGGACAGTATAAATATACATTAACATAGGACAGGGCTCCATTAATCAAGTTTACGTGGTAGACATTTAAGTTGCGCAAGTTGAACTTGCTCACGAACAGCTAAACGCGAGGGAGTTGAATCGTCAAGTCTTTTTTGCGATTCTAAGTGACGTTGGAATTGAATTTCTTCAAACGTGTCCGGCGCGACGGCCTGTAATTTACCATCATAATATTTTGGCGGACGGCATTTACGTCCGTTAACGATAACATAATCGTGAGGGTACACATCAGAGCTAAATTTGTCGAACCATAAGGACCCGATACCGGGTCGACGCGACATTGTAGTATATTCCGGGCTTCTATGTAGAAGCTCACCTGTTTCATCATCAACAGCACGGTAATGTTTTTCAGCCAATTGTCCATTTTGTTTCTTCATAATATAGCGCGCCACATACGCGGCAGATTGAAAAGTAACAGACCCAATAGAAGAATGACCAAAAGGCCAAAGTGATTCGAGAAGAGGAGAACGATACAAATCCATACCAGAAGGAGATTTGCGTAGATAGACTTTATCTTGGAAGTCATAATTAAATAAACAAGCATGATAGTGAGGACGACCATATTTTTCTCCGTATTCACCAGCGTGGAAAAATCTAATAGGACGAGAAGTTTCACCAGTGTCTGGATTGACATAAGGTGTCAATCCAGTCTCCGAGAAACGAAGACGTTTCATGAACTTCTGGAAATGATCTAAAACCAGCGTAGGCGTGTTAAAGATCATAGGAAGATGCTCAGGAGCATAAGTAAGCGTAATGAAGCAATTGTGTTCCCACATTTGAGCTTCATGCATACAACGAACAGCCCACTGACGTGAGCGTTCGAGACGACAGCCAACACATTGTCCACAGGGGAGCTTTAAAGGTTGACCACCAGAAGAAGAATTAAACGATATAGAAGTAGGACGAGTACCGGGAGTACCAGACTTGTAATCGGTTACACGATAAGCGTCCAGAGGGTGGAAACAGGGCATTCCATACTCCGAAGCTAGAGGTTGAGGAAATGCTTGCCGAGGCGCGTTTTAACGCGCTCTTATGTTAAACGGATACCACCACGCATTACACGGGTATGGACGTTTGCGGCTTTAGTTTTTTTAGCCGTCTTATTGAACTTCTTACGAGAACGTTTCTTAGAAACTGATTTACGATAGAGTTTTGACATATAGGCTCCTTAGTTAGTGTTTGCTGTCAGTCCGACCAGTTACATCAAGTAGAACTGGTCGGAAGGGGGGCTATTCGCCCCCCTCAGAAGGCACCTTAGATGCCTTTTTACCCCCCTTAGAAGAG